CGGTCCATTCAGGTGGACGGCAATAAAATCAAAGCCGATACGTGGTATGTCCTGAAAAAAGGGAATTTCGTAGAAGTCGAATCCGCTTAAAAAGGAGGAATGAGAGATGAGAGCCGCCATGACATGCCACGCTTGCGGATCGCCGGACCTCGAACGCGATCAGTGTATTCAGCGCGGCCCGGACAGAGACAGGTTTTTCGGAGTTCGATATTTTTGCCAGGGATGCGGCGAGTATTTCTTTTGGAGCAAGCACGAAGGGCTTGTCGTCGAGGAACCAAACTATTTTACGGTCCCATACAAAGAATGTAAATGCGCGGTCTGCGGGCAACTGAAACCTGTGGGCGAGACATGTTTGCAATGCGAGAGAAAGAAACAGGAGGATTGAATGGAAAATATAACGGTTAGAGACTTATTTCATGCCGCAGCGTTGATCGGAATTATGGTTGACGAAGGGATTGAACATGACGAGGAAATGTGGCCGTGGCACGCCGATGTTTTGGCGAAGAAGGCCGCAGTCTACGGTGATGCGCTTTTGATGTGTATTGCCGGGAGTGAGCCACAAAAAGCAGTAATACCAAAATGCGACGTTCACGCGCAACCCAGAAAGAACGACCACGCAATCGGAAGTCCGGCATGTCAGGCGGCGGACAGACATGACGATGATCGGCGCGGGTTCAAAGGATGAAAGACGACCGCCCAATATTCGGGGCAAAAGAGAATCCGCTTTCCGCCACCCAACGGCGAACGAGAAATAACAATGCGCGAATCGCCAGAGGCGTCCATCCGAATGGGTATGCTCTGCTAAAAAACGGCGAGTCTTGCGGAAGCTGCGCAAACGCCCACAAGAAGCAGATAAATAGGACGTTCTGGAAATGCAAAATCATGAAAAACACGAACGGACCGGGGACTGATATCCGGCTGAAATGGCCAGCGTGCCAGCGGTGGGTTAAGAAGTGGGATAAAAAATGCCCGACATGCGGACAGTTTCGGACATGTGCGCAATGCGTGTTGGAGATTGGGAAGTCTCAGCCCCCTCTCTCCGGGGAGTGACCGGGATGGGGGGTAAGAGGTATCTATCGGTGTGTAGCGGGATTGAAGCGGCTACGGTGGCCTGGAATCCTCTGGGGTGGCAAGCGGTTGGTTTCTCCGAGATCGAGCCTTTCCCGTGCGCTTTACTGAAACACCATTACCCATGCGTCCCGAACTATGGCGACATGACGAAATTTAAGGAGTGGACCAATGACTCAATCGAACTTCTTGTGGGAGGAACCCCGTGCCAAAGTTTCAGCGTCGCCGGCCTCCGAAAGGGGATGGCTGATCCGCGTGGCAACCTGGCCCTCGTCTTTCTTGGAATTGTTGACCGAGTTCGCCCCGAGTGGGTGGTGTGGGAGAACGTCCCCGGCGTCCTGTCGTCTGGACAAGGACGGGACTTTGGTTCCTTCCTCGGAGGGTTGGGGCAACTCGGGTATGGGTGGGCCTACCGAGTCCTTGACGCTCAATACTTTGGAGTTCCACAGCGGCGCCGTCGCGTGTTCGTTGTCGGACATATTGGAGACTGGCGACGTGCCGCGGCGGTTCTATTTGAGCGCGAAAGCCTGTCGGGGAATCCTGCGCCGAGCAGAAAAGCGGGGGAAAGAGTTGCCGGGACAATTAAGGGCGGCTCTGGAGAGCGTGGCTACCCCGACCCATCGGACGGGAACGGCGGCGGACTCATCGCAAAATGCCTTGCGGGCCGTAGCGGACCAGGAAGAAACGACCCGAGCGCGGAAACCTATATCGCCGGAACCCTCAACGCCAGCGGAGCCGGAATGAGCCGACCGGCGGGGCAGGGGAACGAGTTGGATTTTGTTATTCCAACAACAGCGAACCCGTTGACCGCGAGGATGCACAAGGGCGTGAACACGACGATGGACGAAGGGCAGACGATGATCGCCCACACTCTCCGCGCCGACGGCTTCGACGCCTCGGAGGACGGGACGGGGAGAGGGACGCCGATAGTGCCGGTCGGAATAGACGGCGGAGATATTGGATTTTCTTTAAGGGCGAATCCGAGCCACAGCGGAGACAAGGGCGACGGTGGCGTAAATACGACGATGGCGGTGGCGTTCGCACAAAATACGCGGGACGAGGTTCGGCAGATGGATGTTGTTGGAGCTCTAGCGGCGGAACCAGGCATGAAACAGCAAAGCTACCTAAAACTCGGCATGGCCGTCCGCAGACTTACGCCAGTCGAATGTGAGGCACTTCAAGGATTTCCAAAAAATTACACCGCGATCACCTACCGAGGCAAGCCGGCCGCAAACGGCCCCCGCTATAAGGCACTCGGCAACAGTATGGCAGTCCCCGTCATGCGGTGGATCGGAGAGCGGATTGAGATGGTCGAGAAAATTTTAGCTAACCCCCACCCCCAGGAGGAGAGTAT